CTCCTCGTCGACTACACCATGGTCGACGAGGAGATCGCCCGCGCCGACGCCACCATCTACTGACCACCCCCAGGGGCGCCCGCCACACCCACGCGGGCGGCGGGCGCCCGACCCTCAGAACGGACCCCTCGCGATGCTCTACACGCTCACCGACACCGAAACCGACGAGACCCTTACCCTCACTCTCCCCGCCGACGACTCCGCCCCGCTGCGCGACTTCCTCACCTACGAGGACCCCGCCCCCCAGATCCGCGACGCCGTCGCCGCGACCATCGACTACCTCACCCACTACCCCGACGGAGACCCCGACCACCTCGCCTTCCTCGGCCTGCGCCTCACCGCCCACGACGAAGAACGTCCCGAGTGGTGGATCGACCCGGCCCGGCCCTTCCCGGCTCTGTCCAAGGACGAAGCGCGCCGCCTCGCACGCCTCACCTACGAGGACGCCCTGGCCGAGACCGGATCCCCCGATATCGACGCCCGCCTCACACGCCTCAGCTTCATCCAGCGCACCCGCGGCGGGCGCATCGCCCGCGGCGTCGCCACCCACGCCAACGCCGCCGCCGAAGCCGCACCCGACGGGCGCGCCTGGCGCGCCTCCTCCAAGACGATCGCCGTCGGCTTCCGCGAGGCCTGGCAGCTCGCCCGCACCCGCTGGGAAGCCGAGCACCACGCCCTCGCCACCGGGGCGCGCATGAGCGGGCGCGTCCTCCAAGCCGCCCGCACGACCATGGGCCTCGAGCAGGCCGAGCTCGCCACCCGCCTCAACGTCTCCCTCGGCTCCATCCGCGACTGGGAATCCGAGCGCACCCTCACCCCCAACGGCGTGACCTCCGAGATCTACCAGATGCTGCGCGACTGGCTCGACACCCTCCCCGACACCGACGACGCTCCCCTGCCCGCGAGCGCACCCCTGTCCACGATCCGCGCTCAGCTCATCCGCGGCGACGGCGCCCCGGTCGCCCTCGACCCCGGCCTCTTCACCGCCCACACCTGGGACGCCTAGATGCGACGAAAGGAGGGGCCCCACCCGCATTCGGGTGAGGCCCCTCCTTCATCTCCCCGCGCGAGCGGGGACAAGGGCGAGCCTACACAGCCCCTCCGGCATCTGCGGATGGTACGAAAAGCGCCCCGCCCCCTCAACATCCGAGGGGGGCGGGGGCGCAGTTCCGCATTGTCAGCGTCGGCAACGACTGGGCACGGAAAATCCTCAGACCGGAGGAGTCCGTCCAGGCGCGGATCATCGAGCAGTGATGGCCTGAATACACGAAGCCGCCCCCACCCTCACAAAATCGGAGGGCGGGGGCGGATTCTTACAGGTCGGCAGACAGTTCCTCAGGGACATCGGGCGCGGGAGGCGCCTCAACACCATCAGGCAGGAGCATGAGTAGCGCATCCGAGTAAGTGATCAGGACCCGCGCGTACTCGATCGCCGCCCAGGCTCGTGATCGCTCATGATGGCGATCCGCCACTAGGTCGTCGATCCGCTTTTCCTGCTGCTGCACGCGCTCCCACAGATCCGTGATCTGCGCCTGCATCACCTGCAGAATCGCCGATTCCCTCGACGATCGTCGAGTCAGCACATGGCCGAGGCCTGCGACGACGGCGGCGATCAGTGCGACGACTACCGTGTCAGCAAGATCAATCGGAGGCACCAGTACCACCGCCTGCGGGCGTGGTTCGCTCCTCGATCTGCTCGATTAGTCCGGTAGGCTTCAGCGCCGTGTAGACGACCTGACCAGCGGCGATCACGGTCGAGAGCTCGGCGAGAATCACCTGGCCCTCAGTTGGGAATCGGGTGATCACCCAGGCGAGGACGCCCAGGACCAGGTAGACGCCGAGCGCCGTCCAGCGCTTGACCTGACCCGTCCAGTGGGCGCGGGTGATCACGGCGACGAGGACGGGGGCGAGGACACCGAGGACGGCGGGGAGAGTCATCGTCTCGATCACTTCTCTCCTCCTTCGATTTCGCGGCGGATCTCGGCGACAGCATCCGCCACGGACTTCGTGATCTGCTTGCCCATCGCTTCGAGCATCTCGTTGTTCGCCTCCCAGGCGCGGGCCGCGAGCGCCCACCACTTCTCGTAGGAGACGACGGACACTCCGGTGATCGGGTACCAAATGTTCGCTTCTTCCTGGTCGATGGTGCGGGCGCCGCCGAGTCCCTGGAAGTAACAGAGGGCGTAGGCGGGGCCGTCGGGCAGGTCGGCGCGGATGAGAGCGGGTGCTGCCATGGTAGTGAGATTCCTTTCGATAGCAGTGTCAAGGGTCTTGTTGGTGGGACCAGCAGTGTCTGCGGATCCGTAGGAGGTGGGCGGCCTCAGGACGTGCGTCCACTGGCTGCTCACGGTCAGAGGGTGGGAGGTGAAACGTACGGTCCGGGACTCGCCGCCCGTCTGGTCGCCGTCCTCGCCGTCGATGTCCCCGGTTTCAGAGATCCACAGCTCGGACAGCTCGTCGTACCCGGTGATCATTGCGACGTGGCCGGTGCCGCCGGACGCGCCCTCGGACAAGAGAGCATCGCCGACCGCGTAGTTTTCCGGATAGGGACCAGCGGCCGCGTAGTCGAGAATGGTGAATCCTCTGGCGGCTGCCTCGGCGCGGATCGACCCGGTCCACGTCGAGGGCGGGAACCGGGGTGTACACCCGGATTCGTTGTACGCGTAAGACACTGCTGACGAGCAGTCGGCGTTTCCCCCGCGTCGGATGTCCCCTCGCTTCGGCTGGGAGTAACCGAGGTCCCAGTCGTCGCACATTTGCCGCATGAGCCATGCGGCGTCATTCGGGAAGGGCAATTTGCGTTTCTCCTTTCGTTTTGGGTATGGCGAAGCCCCGCACCAGAAACGAAGCGCGGGGCTAACTTCTTGGATGTGAAACAGAGCCAGGCCTACACGATCGCGGGTGAGGCTCCGTTATCAGATAAGTGCGGGGTGAGCGCATACAGGAGCTGCGTGTCCGTCACCGCCGAGGGGTCCCTGCCCGGCTCGGGCGGCAGCGCCGCCAACGCCTGCGCGTACTGCGTGGCCGCATACTCGTAGACGGTCGCGATCGAGGAGGCCCCCGATTCGTCGACCGGTAGGGTGACGAGGCGGTCCCAGGCGGCCTCGACCTCCATGCTCGTCATGCCGATGGAGGCGCCAAGGGCGCGGGCCCGGTCCTTGAGGTGGTCGTCGTCGCGGGCGGCGATGATCGCCGCCGAGCTTGCAGTAGGCATATGCCCCTCCTTCAGGTCTTGATGATCCAGTTCACCGCCCGGTATGGCGGCATGTTGTTGTGGGCCTGCCCGCCGCCTTCGCTCGTCGCGGCGAGGTAGTTCGCCCCGCTCGTCCAGTTCGAGATGGTCTCCCAACCGGAACCGCCGCCGACGTTGGATTCGTAGATGCCCGCTCCCACCGCCCATTTGCTCGCAGTGCCGACGATCTTGTGCGTATGCGATGGCATCTCGGCCGTTGTGAGCGTGTGCATGGCCTCGCCGCCCGTAGAGCCGAGCGGATACGCGCCGGATGCGCCGACCGCGGTCCTCCCGCGCATGTCGGGCACCTGGAAGGTCATCCCCGATCCTGTTGCACCGAGCGCGGCCGCGAGCGCCGGATAGGTGCTCTTCTGGTAGCTGGCTCCGTCGCACAGGAGCCAGCCGGGCGGGGCTGCGGCGCCCGCGTAGGCGAGGATGGCGCCTGTCGGGGCGCCAGATCCGCCTGCCACGCCGACAACGATCGCTCGGCGCAGGACTGTGATGACCCATACGCGCTGGCCCGGGCAGAGTGGACCCGCGAGGTTCGTCGGCGAGGCCGGCTGCGCCTCCGTGTCTGCGTCGAAGCGGATCCGCAGCGGATCGGCCGTCGTGACCGTCGCCCACCTGTACGACGCCATCTCCGTAGATTTCGCCTGCAGGCCGGCGACTATGCGCATGAGGTAATCGAGGCTGCTCACAGGTCGATCACCTCCCTGATCGTCGTCTGTACCAGCGCCGTCGGCGACAGGTCTATCCGCATCTGTGAGACGAGCGCCCGGACATCGAGCCCCTGCGAGGTGAAACGGACCAGGTCGTTCGGCGTGATCTGGACCGGCATGTGGCGGATCTCCTCGGTTCCCGTCGGCGTCGACGCATCGATGAGACGCCTCCTCGCGAGAGCATCGATCGTCGCCTGATCAGCTGCCTCGACTCCCGTCTCCGAATGCACCACCCACCCGCCCCGAGCCTGAAACGAGTACGGGGACGAGGCGTCCTCGTTGGTCGCGACACCGACGAGCGCCGGCCTATCGTCTGAGCCTTGTCCGACGAGCACGACCCGGTTCGGCACCGCCGCAATGTCCTGATCCCTCGTCCACTCCGGAGAATGGATCGACATTTCACCCTCGGCGAAGACCAAGGCCGTAGGCCGAGCCGCCGGACGCACGTAAGGGGCCAGACGGAAGACGCCGACCCCGTCCGCGGAGACCGCCCAGTACCCCGCCGCCCCGAGCAGATCATTGATAATCGTGAGGACCGACGTCCCCGGATCCCACGTCATCGCCGACCTCGCCATCGCCGACGACGGCGTGGCAGCGATCCGCGTCTCGCCCTCGGCGACGATCAGGAGCCTCGCCTGCTCGACGAGATTCGCCCCCGCCGGGATTGTCAGCGTCGACTCCGTCCGGACCCTGTCGAGCAATGTCAACTTGCCGAGGAGCTCGACCTCCCACGACAAACCATCATCCGAGTACAAGGCCCGCGGCGACGCGAAACAGAAGACCCCGATCGACCAGCCCTCGATGCCGACCGGCACGTAGTCGATTCGGACTCGCTGCGTGAGCCAGTCAATCGACTCCCCAGTGTCGCGGATCGTCAGGCTCCCCGAGGCGCGCAGGCGCGTCGAAGCCGACAGCTGTACGCTCCCCGCTTCAACCCCATCAAGGACCCTGATCTCCTGATCCTCACGGTCGAGGAGACGGACCACGTACTCGGCCTGCCTGTGGCCGCTCATCTGCCGACCTCCTCGACCGTCGCCTGTACGCCCCACTTCCCACCGATCTCTCGGCTCATCTGGACCCCGGACAGTGACCCGTAGATGCGCCGCCCCAGCGGATCGCGATAGAGGAATGGGCCTGCCATATAAGACAGCTCCTCTAGCCGTCGAATAAGGTCGAGACGCTCATCCAAGAGAGTCGCAGACACGGACACCGAACGCTTACGTTGCGTGCCCGACATCTCAACTCCGAGGCGCCGCCCCGCGAAATGATGGACCTTCCTGTTCACGAGCCCCACACTGGTCGAATGCTGAGGATCCCACTCCAGCGGGACCGCCAGAGAGAATCCGTCCCCGCCTGAGATCCACACCGCATCCGAGTCCGCATTCAGCTCGATGAGTACCGACGAGGACGACGGTAGATCCGTCATCGCGGAGACCCGGTAGAGGGTCGTCCCCGCAGACAGGGACTCTCGATCGAGGACCGAGGAAGAGACCGCTACTCCCTCGGCGATGACTTCCCACGAAACGCCCCCGTCGACCGATCGCTCGATCAGATTCGAGACCGCAGCCGGACTATTCGGCGTCCCCACAGAGGTTGAACGGTCTTCGGCTCCCGACCAACGGACCTCATATGACTGTCCTCCGACTACAGAGTTCGGACCTGACGACCCATCGAAATAGTCCCGACCGATCTCTCTAGCCTCTGACTCCGTTTCAAACGGACCAAAGACAGCGATCTTGTCGATCACCATTTTCGTTCCGACCCCTTTGGGGGTCCCTATCACGAAAATTCCCCGATTCGTTGGCCATGAAGATTCGTCATTTGGGATAGTGAACGTGAGAATGTTGACCCCCTCGACGTAACTCATCGTCGACTCTTCTGGATACACGTTCGTATACGGCGCTACAACATGCTGAACGAATGGCCTTCTATTCAGCTCATAGATATCTCCCCGGGCCTCGAATCGCAGAGCATACGCTTTTCCTCTTTGCAGCGGCATGCCGCCCTGCGAAATGAATGCCTTCGACTCCTTAACGATCTCAATCTCCGCTCCGCCTCCTGACTGCGGATGCACTCTTGTCGAGGTCCCCGCTTCGAGCCCGTAAACTCCAGGAGGAGCGACGTCGCCTCCGCCGCCGCGCATTCGCGGGTTGTACGCAAGATTTACGACGACCTGTGAGGGGTCAAGAGGGGCGACGTTCGTAATCGAAATCGTCGCGGCCCCCTCGCCCTCATCCCACAAGGCCTCCGCCTTCGGGACCGGAGGCGGAGGGAACGAGACCGTGAACCTGGCCTGCGTCCACTTCGACCAGAGCCCGTACCCGCAGCGGACGCGGACTTTCACCGTGTACGAGGCCGCATCCGACAGTGGTGACGAGAACGTGAACGACGTCCCCGCCCCTTGGATCGTCTGCGACTCGACCACGTGGCCCGCCTCGTCCACGAGGGCGATCTCGGCGGCCGCTTGCCCGGACGACTGCGTCTGGTAGTACGTCCAGGAGACGGTGAGGCGCGAGACGTTGATCGTCGACGAGTTCGCCGGTGAGGAGATCGAGACCCCCGGAGTATCTGCCACTCGGAGCGTTGATACTGCCGACCACGGGGATGCTCCCGAAGACTGCTCTGACTGGAATGCGCCCCACGTGCGGACCCTCCACTCCACCGTGCCCACAGGGAGCGTCACATCCGCGTGCTGGACGCTGGACGCGACCATGACCGTTGTCCACGACCCGCCGTCTACTCGCCACTCGATCTCTGCCTTCGTCTGTGCGGAGGAGTCGACCGGATTATGCTGCCACGACAGGCGCGTCGCTCCCGGCGTGACCACACCTGCTGGCGCGAGTCCCATCGGAGCGTTCGGTGCGGCGAGTAGCTGCACGGTATTCGACGGCGCCGACCTCGCCGAGACGAGGCCGCCCTCTTTCATCGCTACCGTGTACGTGTGCGTCGTCGACGTCGAGGGTGAGACGTGCGTCCACGAGACGTCCGGCTTCGTCGAGGCACCGACCTCCTCGACCTTCGTGCCGTTGTCGTATACGATCCAGCCCGCCCCATCGTACGGAGCTGCGTTCTTCCAGGAAACGACGATCGACCCGTCCTGCTGCTTGACCGCCTGCACACCCGTCGGAGCCGCAGGCGTCGTCGACACGGACACGTACTCCGACCACGCGCCCCCGTACGACGAATTGGCGGCCTGGACGCTGTACGTGTACCTGTCGTTCGGCTTCACTGTCGTGTCCGACCACGACGTTGCAGGCGTCTGCAGATTCGCCACGCGACGCCACACAGGATCCGACGCAGACCGCCGCTCGATCGCCACCGACTCGACCGGCGCCGCCGACGTCGACGTCAGCGACCACGAGAGATTCACCTGCGAGTCTGAGACCCTCGACGCCTGCACACTCGTCGGAGCTGCCGGCGCATCATAGGCCCTCGCGGGAACCTGTATCCACGCCTCAACCGAGGGGTTGCCCCCGTTCCAGATCGGCCCCAGGCTCGCGCCGACCTTGACCCATTTCGCCTTCCCGTAATCCGTCCACACTGAGAAGCGCCAGTCCGAAATCACCTTCGTGACCGTCGCCCCATGCCCCGACGAGAAGGAGAAGACCTCCGAGCCCGACCCGGGGTCTCCCCACCACGCCCAGGTCGACGAGTAGTTGTGCCCATAACCGTCCGAGCGGGCGTACACGATCGCATGGACGTTCACCCACCCGCGGTTCGGATCGCCCTCGTATGACAGAGCGACGCCCACCGACATATACCCCGACGACGCGGACCACTGGATCGTAGCCACCATCTACCCCCTTTCAGATCAGAAAGTGCCCATCAGCTCACGAGCCCGCGAGCGCGAGGCCGCGCCCGTTGCCTTGTCGACGACGTTCTCCGCCTCGACGATCATCCGGCCGATGAGGGCTCCGTCTGCGTCCTTGACGATGAGGACGTTGGGGGTGTTAGTGGAGCCCCGCAGGAGGTCCCACTGGTTGGAAGTGAAAACCGGCTCGGGCTTGCCGGTGCGGTTTTCGACCACTGTGATACCGGGCTGGAGGAGGCCACCGTTGTCGTAGAGGAAGCGTCCGGCGTGGGCACCTCCGTAGACGCCAGTCTCACGGACACTCATCCCGAACGTAGGGGCCTCGACCATCATCCCGTTTCCTGAGGCGATGGCGACGTGGTGCGCGCCGCCTGCGCCGGGCGCGCCTCCCCAGAAATACAGGTCGCCGGGTAGGACGGCCCCGTGGGGGACAGCGCTGGAGGCGGCCTGGAACGTTGAGGCGGTGTGTCGTGGGACATCGACGCCGAGCTGGCGGAGAGCCCACACGACGAGGCCCGAGCAGTCCACGCCCCCGGGGACGTCGACGCCGCCCCAGACATACGGTGTGCCGATTGCGAGGCGAGCCTGTTCAACCAGGCTCGATGCACTCATGTTTTTCGTGGATTCTTGGAACCAGGCTCCGAACTGGTCGATCCACGAATAGGGGAGGGCCCGACCTGCGTCGGCGAGCATCCCTTTGCCGGGGAGCATGCCCATGATCGCGTCGATTGGTTTGCGGATCAGATTCGCGACTGCGCCGAGCGGATCCGTGATGATTGACGACAGCGCTCGGGCGGAGGTTTGCAGCCACCCGAGGGCGCCGGAGATCCCACCCTCGACGGCATTCCAGATACCACCGGATGCGAACGCTTGGCCTCGGTCGCCGCCGGGTAGGGACCGGCCGTTCGAAGCTGCGGCGTTCATGGCCGCGACCGCGCTGGGGCCGCCGACGGCGCGCACCCACTCGGGCCGCATGATCGCTTCACCTCCAGATAGGGCGAGCATTCCGCCACCATCAGGGGAAATGAAATGATAGACATCGCGGCCTGGGGTGTAGCCGGGGAGGACACCACCGGACGCATAGCCCGGAATCCGAGTCGCCCAGGGCAGTCTCACGTCGCTACCGATTTTCTCGGCGAGGGCGTTCGCCATCGCTCGTAGGCCGTTGTTGTAGACCGTGTCGATAACGAAATTGATCGGGACTGCGGCGATTCCCTTGATCGCATCCCACACGTACCCGATGTTATCCCGCATGGTCTCGAATGCTTTCGCCACGCCGAGCGTGAAGCCCTCGATCAGGCTTTTTACCGTGCCTGTGATCCAATCGACCACGGGAGAGATGACGGACTTGATGCCGTCCCAGACTGCTGTGATTTTGTCCCACAGCCACTGGGCGCCAGCAGAGATCCCCTCCCACACACCCTGCAGGGCAGGCAGGGCCCAGGTCTGGAACCAGGTGACGACGGGGGCGGTGATGGCCTTGATCCCCTCCCATGCGGCGGAGATGAGATCCGCCATGATTTTCGCTCCGGCTTTGAGGCTCTCCCACACACCCTGCAGGACAGGGAGGACATGGGCAACGAACCAGTCGACCACCACGGACACCGCGTATTTGATGAGGTCCCACGACAGTTGCATGAGGCCCGCGAAAACCTCGACCCCGAATTTTATGCCCTCCCACACACCCTGCAGGACAGGGAGGACATGCTCAACAAACCAGTCGACCACGACCATCACGGTCGCTTTGATGCCCTCCCACGCGGCCGTCACAACGTTCCGGAACGTTTCTGAGTGATTCCACGCGTAGACAAGGCCCGCGACGAGCGCCGCCAATCCCAGGACGACTAGTCCGATGGGATTTGCGTTCATCGCCGCGTTGAGCAGCCACTGCCCAGCCGCCGCGATCTTCGTCACGGCCGTGGAGGATTTGAGGCCTCGCACCCAGTCGACGGCGTACATTCCAGCGAGTATCGCCGTCTCGGTCTTGTCAGCGATGAGAGCCCCCGTGTGCACCGCGAGCGCCGTCGATGCGCCATACAGGCCGACGGCGAATTTCACGAAGGAAATCCCCGCCATTACGCCTTTCCACGCGGCGAACGCTCCGACGATAGCGAGGATTGTCTCTTTCTTCGCGAGAAATTCGCCGAGGATGGACACGAAATCTTTGAACGCTTGATTCTGCTGGAGGGAAGAGAAGAACTCTTGGACAGCGGGGATCAGGGAGCCGGTGAGAATGTCCCATGCTTCTTGTCCGAGCTCATGCACGTTGAAGAGGAACTCAACGAAAACGGAGTCCTCCTCGAGGCCGAAAATCGGGCCCGAGAAATCGCCGTTAGCGAGAATGTCCCACACGCCCTGCAGGCCGGGGAGGAGGTCCTCTTGAATCCACGCAAACGCAGCGGTCGCAGACTCGGACATCTCCTCGAGAGCGTTGGTGAGCATCGGCTTAGCGCCGTCGACGAGTTCTTTGACGCCTGAGACCATCGTGGCCTCAAAATTGCCCCAAGCGCCCTCCATTGTGGACGTTGATGCGGCGGCTTCCTCGGCGACATCAGTCATACCGAGCTCGAGAATCGCCTCATTGAATTCTTCGGCGGTGATCTCACCTTTAGCCATTGCATCGCGGAAATCGCCCGTGTATGCGCCGTTTTTCAACAGTGCTTCCTGGAGTTTCCCAGACGCTCCCGGAATCGCGTTCGCGAGCTGATTCCAGTTTTCTGTTGTGAGTTTTCCGGCGCCTGCGGTCTGTGTGAGGGCCATCCCCACAGACTTAAATGTCTCTTTATTCCCGCCAGCGACGGCGTTGAGATTTCCGGCAGCCTCCGCCAGCTTGTCGAAGTCCTTGACGTTGTTCGCCGCAAGTTGTGCGGTGACGCTTTGAATGTCACCAAGGTCATATACGGTCTGGTCCGCGTATTTCTTGGTGCTTTTCGCCAGATTGTCAATCTGGCTCCCATCAAGTCCTGCGAAATCTAGCGTGGACTTGAATTTGTCTGTCGCGTCAGACGCAGCAAATGCCTGTTTCGTGACATCCGTGAGGAACCCGCCGACGCCGATCGCGGTCAGACCACCGAGGGCGACAGCACCGACTTTTGCCGCCGTTTTAAACGCTCCGCCAAGCCCGGAGGTGATTTTGTTCTCCACCTGTGAGGTGTCGACTCCACCGAGCTCACGATTGATGTCTTTCGAGATGCCCTTACCGGACACCGACAGTTGGAGCCAGGCGGTGCCGAGTTCAAAATTTCCCGCCATTTCTCGACACCGCCCTTCCTCATTTTCAATTCGTCACGATTTCTGGGCCGCGATCTCTGGATGTCTCGCGAGCCACGCCCGGGCTTTAGCTTCCGCCTTACGCTGTCTCTCTGCGATCTTGTCCTGCCACCCAGGCTCAGGTGGTTCCGGCCGAGTCGGCATTTGTGATGATTTCGCGCCCACAGCAGCGAGAATCGTGCATTCGAGACGCCACCCGACGTCTCGGATCAGATTCGATTCATTCGAGAGGGCCGATGGTCCTCCCTCGAGATAGCCGGTCATCGACCCTGGAGGCAGCCCCTTTACGAGGACCGATACCCTGCGCAGTGTCAGGCGCCCCCGGAACACGTCGAGGAGGTCTACCCCGTAGACGCGGAGGAGATCAGCCTCAATGGCCTCCCAACGGCGATTGAGAAGCGTCAGGAGGCCTGGGATTCCGGGTTGATCTGCCCGAAGATTTCGGAGACGATCTCACCGCAAGCGGAGATCGGAGCTGACCCCTCGTGTTCGCGCCGGTAGGCGGCGACGACCTCATCGAACTTGTCAGCGCACATGTGCATCGCCACAGACACAGCGGCCTTCGTCCGCTCGCCCGCGTCCAGCGATTCATTATCCATCCGCAGGAGATTCGCCGTGTACGACAGGTCATTGAAGCGTTCCTGGGGGATCTGCAAGTTCACGCCCCACAGGCTCACCTCAAGGGGCTTCACCTCGCCCCTATCGGCTGCGGACTGCGCCTCTCGCCTGGCCTGCTCGGCCGCGCTCGGCCTCTTCGTGCTCGTCTTGGTCGTCATGGTCGGTCCTTTCACGCTTTTGTCGGCCCTAGATATGGAGTCGGGGTGCCCGTCCTGGCTGGGGACCGACATCCAGCCAGGACGGGAGTGAGAGGGGGAGGCTCAGCCAGCCGGGATGAGCGCCGGAGCGTTCGTCAGGATCTCGAGCTTTCCGAGGACCTCGAAGGTGAATTTATACGCAGTCAGTTCCCCAATCTTGAACTGAATGCCTTCGCGCGCTCCGAGCTGAATGCTTGGCAGGAGGACCCGGAATTGGATCGAGGCATCCGACGTGTCGAAAGCGTCGATGACTGCCGTCATCGTTCGGACCTTGCGGGCTGCGGGGATCTCAATCCGTGCGATCTCCCCTGCCTTTTTCGCCGTCGCATCGAAGTACGCGAGGAACTGCTTGAGTTTCGATTCGAGGACGACGACCTCAATCTCCGTCGACGATTCACTCATATAGGTCTTGACGACCCCATGGTTCTGGTGCCCCTTGATCTTGTCGACCGAGTCCGACAAGTTCAACGCCATGCCGTCTTCGCCGATCCAGCCGACGTCCTCGAGCCCCGCAGGGATTTGAGTGTTGAGGCCAGTGATCGACGACAGGTCGATCTTCCCATCCCCCAGATAGAATGAATCGTTTTCCGATCCGAACATCAACGCATTTGCTGCGTCCAGTTTTGCCATGATGTGTCTCCCTTTCAGACGAGACGGATAGTGAACGTGTAGGTGGCCGAATACCTCGACCTGTCGGTCCTGTCCGGATCAGGAAATTCTCCAGGCTCCCCCGCCTCGACAACGTTGACCGCAACATCAGACGAGGGGAGCGAGAGCAGCTGCTCATGCACCCGGGCCGCGAGCGCCGCAGCTTTCCCCGTCGACGTGGCGTAGGTATCGACGATGAGAGAGACTCTGGAAAGGACCCTGGATGTACGTCCTTGTCCCCCAGCCGCGATGACACGAACGAATTCTTCTGGTGGAGTCTTGTCAGGACGATTGGAAACCACAGTGACTGGCTGGAGAACAGTCTTGAGGTGGTCAATGACGATTTTCTTGACGTCTGGCGTTTTCAGCATGGTCACACTCCATTGATCGCGGCTATTTCTAGCGCGTGCTTAGCGGCAGCCCTGCGGGCCGCAGCTGTCGTGGGTTTGACGTAAGCGCGAGCTCTGCTGCGTGTACTGGATTCGACAGAGAATCCCTCTCCCGCACGGAGCGCGATACTGTTTGCAGCGCGGTTGACGAGAACCTGCGCCTCCGGTGAGCGCAGCATTTTCGCCACCGCCTGTCCGTCGAGCTTGAATTTCATCTTGCTCATGGGGCCTCCGTGACTGCTCTAAGCGTGACGACCAAGCCCATCGGCCAGCGGGCTGGATTCCCCTCGACCTGATACCTGACGCCTCCGATGATGAGGACATCGGCGGCAGTGATGTCTGGCCACTGGCCCGGCCAGTAAACGGTCGGCGCCGTGATGACCGGAGCCGCACCCTGGGACACAGGCTCCGAGGATGCCCCCGGCGCGAACAGTCCCGCAGGGAGCGCTTCTTGTCCATCAGGCCCAGGGATGGACTCGCCATACTGGTCTACACCTGCAGGTGAAGCGCGGACGCGCGTCACTGGCATCTTCCAACTACCCATCATGGGCGCATCACCCACGTGTGGCCGGGGCGGCGGGGTCGGTAGGTTGCTGCGAGCGTTTCATCATCGGGTGAGAGAAGTGCTTGCCCTCCGACGGCCCAAGAAGCGAGGTGCTGGGTCTCCGAGAAGGGGCCAGCGGATTTGGTGATTTGAGTTACGCCGGATGTGGCGGCGTTGATTGAGAGGACCCTCCGGGCTGAGTCGGCGATCTGCAGTTTCACGTCCTCGGGAACCTTGTCCAGGCCCGCCTTATAGACGACGTTCACGAAGGCTTCCGTGGTGCGTGTGACTCGGATGACCCCTCTGATCAGGGCATGGGGGACTGGTTGTCCGTCGTCGTCGAAGACTTTGATGACTTCTACGACGGGGGTGCGAGTGGGGAGGACATGACCGGCGTCGACCTTGAGTCGGTGCGTGTACTGCTCGACCGTGAAGGTCTGGTGGGCACTCCGACGGAAAGCCGCTGACAGCTTGGCCAAAACGAACTCCGCGCGGGCCTTCTGCTCGTCAGTCATCTCACCACCGAAGGCGCCTTTGACGTCTTCAATAGTCGCGAGCGGCTCCATGTCAGCCATATCCTCCCCCTCTGCTCACTTGGCTTTCCTAGTGCTCGTCTTCTTGACCGACTCGACGTCCGACTCAACGTCCGACTCAACGTCCGACTCAACGTCCGACTCAACGTCCGACTCAACGTCCGACTCAACGTCCGACTCAACGTCCGACTGATCGGCAGCGATAACGATGCCTGCGGAGATCATTCCGGTGGCAACTGTGTCATCGACCTCGAACTCAAGGCCATTCGTTCCCTTGATCAACACGTCGATCACGCACCCTTGTAGACCTGAACGGCCGTCGGACGCAGGATGGTGCCGCCGTAGACATGGAGGCCACGGACACGGTCCGCGAATTTCTTGTCGGCACGCATCGCCTCGGTCTTGTCGATCTGCGACACGTAGGCGACGGACGGCTTGTGCAGCCCAACGGCGGTGGGCTTGGTGTCATCCATCCACGAGGAGGTAATGACATCGAACCCAAGGAGACGGCCGATCGTCGCCTCGCGCAGGCCATCGGTCGAATTCGATTTATCGAACGCCGTGAGCTTGGAACCGTCCGAAAGGAGGAACTGCTCAAAGGAGGCGTTAACGAGCAGGACCCGATCAGACTGGGGAACCTTGGCTTTGGTCAGCTCGCCGCGCACCTTGAGGACCGCCTTATAGGCGGAAGTCCAGTCGGTCGGAGCGGTAGCACCGGAGATCGCGGTGCCGTTCGCAAGGAGTATTGCCGTCAGGAAGGCTTCGGCATCCTCAACCAGGCCGATCGCCGCAGACTCGGTGTAGGCGTCGAAGGACGCCGCGGCCTGAGCGCGGTCAATGTCATCGACAAGGAAATCGAAGGATTTCTCCTGGTCGATCGTCAGCTCAATGCCGGTGGCGGACAGTTCATCTGGCTCTGTCGTGCGAGGGAGCGTACCTCCGCCAGGTTTGGCGATGACGCCGGTCTTGTAGTCCTTGACTTTGACGTCGACGATGCCGGGGATATGGATCTTCGAGCCAGAGGTCAGCTCTCCCTCATACTCGCGATTCGTCAGACCGATCAGGACGGCCTTGTTGTGGAAGTTCTCGAGGATCGAGGACGACCAGACTTCGGGGATAAAGTTTGTGATAGCCACGACCGTATTCCTTTCCTGAGCGTTAGTTGGCGCTCATCAGATCTTTGAGTTGCCCGTCTCGGCGGGCCTTGTTGATTTCAGCGGGTGTCATGAGCTTGAGATCCTCACGCGTGAGCTGCTTGGCTCCCGAAATCTGAGAACCGCGAGCACCGGCGTCGTCGCTGGTGGTTGAGGCCGGGGGCTTGCGCTCCGGGCCCTTCCACGCGAGGAGGCGGTCGGCGGAGGCTTCGATTTCCTCGGCGGTCGTTCCGACCAGGAGCTCAGGGTCGACGTTCTTGGCGGCGCCGATCTTTAAGCGCAGCGCCTGGACTTCAAGTTCGGCGGCACGTTGTTCAGCGGTCGTCTTGGCGTCGAGGGCCTTTTGCAGTTCCGTCTTGGATTTCTCTTCAATCTCGTCGTAGAGGCGGGCTTTTTCAGCATTCGCCTTCGCGCGTTCCTCGTTCTTGCGGGAGAGCGCCTTCCACTTCTCGATCTCTGAGGTCAGATCCTTGGCACCGTCCTTTTCGGAGGCTTCGTGAATCTGAGTCTGGTCGTCGGCGGGGGAGCCTCCGGCTTCGGGTGGTTCGGCGACGAATTTGACGATGTTCCAATCGGGGCGGCGGATCTTGTGCATGGCGTGTTCTCCGTTTCGGGGATAGGAACGGCCCACGTCGTTTCGACATGGGCCGGTTGGGTGGATACAAGAAACCCGACCTGTGCATGTCGCTCGGGTCGGGGAGTCAATTCCGGAGAATGTCAAGCCCCGGGTTTTGTAGAGGGTGTTTCATCTGGTTGCGGCGGCTGCCTTTTTGGGGGGTGTGGGGTG